TTGGACTATGAGTGATGAAAAGCCATCAGACGTATTGAGCAAGGTGCTGTCCTATGTTGACAGCCCGTTCAAGCTGTTTGCGCTGATCCTCATGGCGATTTTTGCTTTTGCTGGTTATTTTGTTTGGCAGAACCAGTCGTTCCTGTTTGAGGCGTACAAGGAAAACAGAAAACTGCCAATGATTGCGGAAGACAGGGCCGAGGATGTTGCGGCGCATTTGTTTAAGAACACAGACGCAACCGTGATCGCAATCTTCAAAGTTAACCCGTTGTTTGGTACAAGAGTTCTGTTTCGGGCTTACACTCGTGAAGGTAGGGATAAGACGCATGATGGTCTGGATGTAGGGCTGTTTACACAGAGTTCGTCTAACAACCGTGATGTGGTTGCGCTGATGGCCAATGAGATACCGTGTAGCGAATACGCTGTGGCGCAGAGTGAAATTGGGCTTTGGTACATTGAGAAAGGCATGACCTTTGGTTGCCGTGTCAGTGTGCCGCCAGAGCAGGGCAGGTTTGTGGGGCAAATTACCATTGGCTGGGACAAAGAACCTAGTGACTTATACAAGGCCAAAGGGATGTTGCAAATTGCAAGTACGATGTTATCGAGGGCTAAACAATGATTGGACTAGACGCACTTTTGAACGTGGGTGGCAAGCTCATCGACAAGCTGATTCCTGACCCAGAGGCCAAAGCCAAAGCACAACTTGACCTTGCAAAAATGGCACAAGATGGCGAATTAGCAAGGATGGCTAACGAAACCGATCTATATAAAACTGAGCAAAACAACCTGACCGACCGCCTGAAAGCGGATATGTCGTCGGATTCATGGCTGTCTAAGAACATCCGGCCCATGACGCTGGTTTACATTCTGGTGGCGTACTTGCTGCTGGCAATCTTAGACGCTTCGGTAATTGACATTGCTGACGCATTTGTTGAACTGCTGGGGCAGTGGGGTATGCTGGTCATGTCCTTCTACTTTGGTGGCCGCACTCTTGAGAAAATCATGGATATGAAAGGTAAAAAATGAACCTGACGCCACACTTTACACTCGAAGAACTCACGCACACTGACCACAGACAGTATGACAATACCCCCAACGAAGCCGAGCTGGAGAACCTTAAGCGACTCGCCGCCTTCCTTGAGGAAGTCAAAACTGCCTTGGGCGGAAGACCAGTCATGGTTAACTCTGCTTTTCGCAGCAAGCAAGTCAATGATGCTGTTGGTTCTAAAGATACTAGCCAGCATCGCATTGGTTGTGCTGTGGACATCCGAGTACCTCAACTAACCCCTGACGAAGTGGTCAAAACCATAATTGCGTCTGGACTGCCATACGACCAAGTCATCCGAGAGTTTGACCGCTGGACCCATGTGAGCATCCCCAACACGCCAGATGCCAAACCAAGAAAACAAGCACTGATTATCGACAAAACAGGCACTCGGCTTTATGCTTGATGCGCACCCAAATTGATGGGAAAATGAGCCATGCCATTACAAAAGATCCTGTTTAAGCCCGGCGTAAATAAAGAGAATACGCGTTACACCACTGAGGGCGGTTGGTATGAGTGCGACAAAGTTCGCTTTCGTCAGGGTAATCCCGAAGTTATTGGTGGTTGGCAACGGATATCTGCAAATACTTTTCTTGGTGTTTGCCGTTCGTTATGGAATTGGGTGACTACTGGTGGCCTTAATCTTATTGGCGTTGGCACTAATTTAAAGTTCTATATTTCTAGGGGTGGCGCATATTACGATATTACGCCGCTACGTGTGATTCCGGCCCCAACCATCAACGCCAATCCTTTTGCTGGAGACGGAACAACTACAGTAACTGTTACGGATACTGCACATGGCGCTTTGACAGGCGACTTTGTAACCTTTAGTGGGGCTACGGGTACTTACAGCACCATATTTAATGCCGAGTTCCAGATTACTGTTTTAACTGCGGATACGTACACCATTACAACGTCTTCTGTTATTGCCGCTGGAAGTTATGGTGGTTCCTCTGTTGTTGCGGCATATCAAATCCATGTTGGCTTAGCGCTGCAGCAACCTATTAATGGTTGGGGAGCTGGCGGCTGGGGGGATAGTGCTTGGGGCTTTGGTACTACCGCTGCTGGAGAGAGTGTATTACGCATATGGAACCAAACTAATTTTGGTGATAGTTTAGTGTTTGGCTACAGACAAGGTCCTTTGTACTATTGGGATTCGGCTACAGGCACTGGGACTCGTGGAGTTTTAGTTAGTAGCTTAGCTGGTGCGTCTAATGTACCTCTTATGCAGAACTATTTATTTGTATCTGATACTAGCCGTTTTACATTCGCGTTTGGTACTAATGATCCTTTTGCGTTAGATCCTAATACACAGGACCCAATGTTGATTCGCTGGTCTGACCAAGAATCTTTAGTAGATTGGACGCCTTCTATTACTAACCAAGCGGGTAGCGTGCGCTTGTCGCATGGGTCTGAGATCATAACGGCTGTACAGACTCGTCAAGAGATTGTGGTTTTTACTGACTCAAGCGTGTATTCGCTTCAATATTTAGGGCCGCCTTTTGTGTGGTCATCTCAACTATTGGGCGATAACGTTTCTATCTATAGCCAGAACGCAGCCGTGCTTGCTTCTGGCGTAGTGTATTGGATGGGCGTAGATAAATTCTATATATACGACGGTCGTGTAAACACGCTCAATTGCGACTTGCGCCGGTATATATTTGGTGACATTAACTCTAGTCAGAATACGCAGGTGTTTTCTGGCACGAACGAAGGCTTTAACGAAGTCTGGTGGTTCTACTGCAGCGAAGATAGTGAAGAAGTTAATCGCTATGTGATCTATAACTACGTAGAGAAAATTTGGTACTACGGCACAATGAACCGCACTGCTTGGTTGGACTCTGGTTTACTTGAGTACCCCCTAGCCGCTACATATAACACTGCAGCAGGAACTGGACTTCTTCTTGATCACGAAAGTAGTGTTAATGATGAAGCTACAGAAGTGACCCTACCCATCAATGCATATATATCTTCGTCCGAATTTGATATTGGAGACGGGCATAACTTTGCGTTTGTGTGGCGCGTGCTGCCTGACCTGACGTTTGAAAATTCTTCTAACTCGCCTGGAGGTAGCCCCGCTACGGTAACAATGACACTGCAAGGGTTGTCAAATTCAGGTTCTGGAGTTACAAGCAGCGCAGCGCAGCCGGTGGCAAAAGGCAGTACATATAACATCACTGAAGAGTTTACTGGCCAAATCTACACTCGCTTCCGTGGTCGACAGATGATCTTTAAGATTGAGTCAAATCAGGTTAACACTGCTTGGCAGCTTGGCTCTCCTCGTATTGACATCAGACAGGACGGACGTCGCTAATGGCTCAAATAGATGTAACCCCACCTAATCTACCGCTTGCTCCTGAAAATTATGATCGGCGGTATCAAGATCAGTTGAATAACGTTTTACGTTTATACTTTAACCAGGTGTCTAACCCTAGCGCTATGGGCGGGTCATCATTAAATTTAAGCACAAATACATTGCCAACTCAGGCCGATTTAGCTAATCTACGCTCTGGCGATGTGTATCGAGATACGGCAACTAATACTTTAAAAATCAAGCCATGACAGAAATTAAGGAGTTTTGATATGTTGGATATTCTTGCCGCCTTTGCCACAGTTGCTCCCGAGATGTTTGCTGCCGAAGCCGCTGCCGCTACCGCTGCCGAAATTGCTGCCGCCGAAGCCGCCGCTGCCGCCGCCGCCGAAGCCGCCGCCGCTAGCGCTGCTCAACAAGCTGCCGCTACTACCGCTGCCGAAGCTGCCGCTACTACTGCCGCGCAACAAGCTAATCTTGGAATTCAGGGTCTTCCTCAAGGGTTTGACCAACAGCTCCAAAATATACAGAACATGAGCCAAGGACCCTCAGTTCAAGTCGCCTCGGCAAACCCAGCCGCTGGACTTGAGAGTCTTCAAAATCAACAGCCAGTTTTTCATAATGTTGGAGGGCAAGGATTTACTCAAGCTCAGACTTTTCCTGTAAGTGATGGCGGTATTACATCTGTTCCTAACGTAGCTCCTCCTCCCCCTGCTCCAAATACACTTCCTATGGGTATTGATATGCCCGGCACTTATACGCCGCCATCTAATGCTCTGTATACACCCCCTGCTACTACATATACAGCCCCACCTCCTTCTGCGCTTGAAGTTGGTATGGATAAAGCTGTTAAGTTTGCAAAAGCAAATCCGTTCACTGCAATGACCGGTGCGTATATGGGCGCTAATGCTTTAGGCCTTATGGATCCTTCTGGCGCAACGTTTAACGACGATAAGTACGACGGCCCACTAAGTAGATATCGTTTGTCGCCAGACTTTAAACCGGGTGGCGCTAACCCTGCCGATTTCCAATACACGCCTAGACAATATGCAACTGGCGGCGGGATTATGGGCGCTGATCCTTACACTATCCCAGTAGGCTATCCTGAAACTAATGACGTACCAGGATATGCAAAAGGCGGTAGTCTTTCCGACTCTATTGCGCAGTATCAAAAAATGCTAGACGGAAAACCACAAGCAGCTCCCGCAAGGCCTGCTGACGTTGGTATCTACTACGACCAAGACCCTGATACTCGCTATCAAGATGCGTTGACTGCTGCGCAGATCCGTCAAGCTAAAGTTAATCAACGCGCTTATGTTTCTCCTCCCGCTGCTAAACGTCCTACACCTATGGGTCAGTTGCAGATGGCTTCTGTTAAGCCTAGAAAACAAGGCAGCGACGATGTAGAAGCTGCGCGTGGCGGCATCATGCAGTCTTATGCTAGTGGCGGTATTACTGGAGACGGTAATTTAAATCTACAAATCCCACTTAACCTAGGTGGTGACGGTGGCGGCGGTGGCGGTGGCGGTTTTGATGGCTACACCCCTGCTGGCGGCGGTAACGTTAATCCTAATACTGGCGGCGGTGGCTTTGGTGGCTTTGGTGGCTTTGGCGGAATGCCGCAAGGACTAGCTGGATTATTTGGCGCGGGTCAGATGCAACGGATGGATGATATGGATATGTATTCCCATGGGCCAAGGGAATTTATGGAAGTGCCAGACGCGCAAAATTACCAAGACGTAATTAGGGGTCGTGGAAACATGCTTCAGGATGCGCAATACCGCCCCGAGCGTGATAATCCAAGAATTGCGGCAAATCAAGGCGGTATGGGCGGGTACAACCCTTTTACTGGAAGGCTACCAGAATTTAATCCGATAGATAATAGGCTTCATGGTGGCATGGGCCAAGGCGGCCAATATATGGGTTTTGCCCAAGGCGGTATTACTAGTCTAGGTGGATACGCTGCCGGTGGAAACCCACGACTGCTCAAGGGCCCTGGTGACGGTATGTCGGACAACATTCCTGCAACTATTAACGGACGCCAACCTGCTAGACTTGCTGACGGTGAGTTTGTCATCCCTGCTGATGTGGTATCACATCTTGGCAACGGCTCTACAGAAGCTGGCGCTAAACAACTTCATGCCATGATGGACAGAGTGCGCAAAGCGCGTACTGGTAACAAGAAGCAAGGTAAACAAATAGTAGCTGCAAAGTATCTACCTAAGAAGAAATCCGCATGAGTTTTAAAGCTACTCACATAGACATAGAGAAAGCTAGCCTAGAATGGTTCGGCGGTAATAAAGACGCTTTGAATTTATTTTTCTCTCTTGTGGATTTGATGCAGATTTGGGATGATCTCATAGACAAAGACAGAGATGTTAGCCAGCAAGAAATAAACAACGCTTTCTTAACCGCTCTTGTCTACATACCAATTAACCCGTTCTATCAGAGTATCCGTGTTGACATTACGCCGATGTTTATGACAGCGGTAGCTGCTTTTGAAGTTGCTAATAAATTTGAACAAGATAAAGATGAGCACGGGCTAGAAATTGCCCATAACCTTAGATTTGCGGTGGGGCACATAGTTGTTTTTATGGTGCAGTCTTGCGTAGGCTATAAAAAAGCTATGGAAATATTGCCTGAAATCTGGAAGACAATTGTTAATGAGCGGTATGAAGAGTATCGTAAGGAGCATTTAGATGAATCTGTTTAAGTTTTTTAAGTCATACTTTTTTGACCAATTCACGCTCCATTTTGGCGGTGGCGGTGGCGGTCCAACTCAAACAACATCTACTGTTCAAAATACAAACGTTCCTGAATACGCAAGACCGTATGTTGAAACTATGTTGGGCGCAACCCAACGGCAGTTGTTTCAAGGCACGCAGGGTCCAAGTACTAGTACTACAAACCCAGAGACAGGTGAAGTTACAGAAACACCGGGCGTTTTTAATATTACTGGGTTTAAGCCTTACCAAGCGTACGGAGGTACGTACGACGCTTTAGGTAATCAAACTTCATACGACCCTAGTAAAGGTATTGCAGGCTTTCAGCCAATGCAGGAAAGAGCCCAAAGAGGGATTGCCGGAATGACTCTTCCGGGTGAGTATGACCAAGCATCTAATGCAACACGAAGAGCCATGCAAAACCTGCAAAGGGCCAACTATCAGGGTTCATATTTTGGGAATCAGTTCCAAGACCCAGGCCAGTTTCAGCCTGGTCAGTTTAACGCACAACAAGCATACGCGCCCGAGCTGCGACAGTTTCAGATGCGAGGACCTGCCGACGTGCGATCGCAGGGATACGATGCAGCTACGATGGGTGCAGCTCAAACAGGATATAACCCCCAACTACAGGCATTCCAGATGGGGCCTGCGGAGCGTGTTCAGTCGCAGTCTGTCGGCACTCCATTAATGAGTGCGGCCCAATCAGGGTTTAGCTCAAGAGGCCTGCAAGACTTTCAAATGGGCCCCGCTGAGCGTATTGAAACGCAATCTTTTGCGCAGCCTGGATCGGCTGATGCGTACATGTCTCCGTATATGCAAAATGTTGTCAACATACAGCAACGTGAAGCACAGCGTCAAGCAGACATAGCAAGAACTCAATCTAACGCACAAGCCGTTAGAGCCGGAGCGTTTGGTGGTAGCCGCCAAGCCATTATGGATGCTGAAGCTGCTCGTAACTTGGCTATCCAAAAGGGTGACATCCAAGCAACCGGTTTGCAATCTGCATTTCAAAATGCACAGCAACAGTTCAACGCTGAGCAGCAGGCGCGACTTGCCGCGCAACAAGCCAATCAACAGGCTGGGCTTACCGTTGGTCAGCAAAACTTGGCCGCACGACAGGCTACTCAACAACTTGGTTTTGGTGCAGATTTGCAGACTTCGTTGGCCAACCTCAACGCGTCGCAACAAGCTAACGTGCAAAACCAAGCGGCG